GTCCAGTAAGGCTGGCATGGTCGATAACGTCGATCCACAACAACCTGCCGACTCCAAATCTGAAGTCGAGGTGGCAAATGCTTCTGCCACTAAAAAGATGTATAGCATTGACTCTGAAGCTAGAGGGCAAGGAAGATCAGACGAGTGGTTTCTTAACCGCTTGAACGATCTGCTCACTAAAAGGACGGCCTTTTTAAAGGGGTCCCCTCAAAGCGAAGAGTCGAAAATTTTTCTTTCTCTATCTGCGATAGTTGAACTATTGAACTTGTTCGGACATTCAAAGATGAGAGAAAAGGGGTACACTAGATCACAGGACCGGAGGGAAACCTCTTGTGTCGTCTCACAGATCAAAGTGCTCCATTCAGTTGTCACCACTACAGAAAAGCTCCTAATTTTAAACGAAGCCAATGGTGAAGGCACCTGGGTAAAGATCCTTAAGTGGAAAGTATGTTCTTTTTTCCCATTTCATAACAAGCAAGATATTCCTGTCTTGCCCAATTTGGACTATGGAAACTTAAAGAATATGTCTTTCTTCCGGGCGGATATCCTACTCCCTGGGTACACGCATGACTGGTTAGGCCACATGCAGACAACTGATAAAAAAAACTTTAAAAGGATTGTTCACTCAACACTTTCATTAAAGAAGGGGATGAGGCCTGTTCCAAAAAGTATGCTCAAGAAGGCAAAGATTGATTCTAGAATCGAATTGACGGGTAAACCCAGACAATCCGAGAAGATGGTTCTCCAACCGGATTCTTGGACTCCGATCAGACTGAATCAAAAGGCGTGCGAGTTTCAACTCCGCCGAACATGCCGAGAACTTTTTGAAGGCTCTCCTTTAACTTTTGAACAAATGTTCGAACCTTTTTTTCCATCAACCTCAGCTAATTACAACCGGTCCAGAGGACGAGGCGGTGCTGTAGGTGAAATCTACGAAGTCTTATCAAAAGAAGTGAACCTCAAAGAGGATTTAATTGATTTTGGTCAAGAACAAGTGATAGTAACTGGCATCCAATCAACCCATTACGGAACATATGGCCGAGAGGAGAATGAAAGGCTCTTTACAGAGTTAGAAGGTTTTAAACTGGATTTGGATTTAGGCTTCGATCGTGAAGTTGAATTAAATATTCGGGAAAACCTAGATGAGTTGCGAACTGCTCTTGTCTACAATCCAAATACCTTTCACCAAAGGTGGAATTGCTTTTACCGCTCGGTGTTCCTAGCCGCAGTGGATGAAGAACCTCTCGTCGAGGTGGTAGCACTCTCTGAACCCCTAAAGGTCAGACCAATCTCAAAAGGACCCCCTATGAAGTATACGGCTTGTAAGCCTATTCAAAAACATATGTGGAGGACGTTGAAAAACATGAAACCTTTTGCCCTGATTGGGAGGCCCTGCGCAGCAGATGACGTGAACCGTGTATTGTCGAGTCTTAAAAAGAACGAAATTGCCCTTAGTGGTGATTATGTTTCTAGTACCAACAGACTCCATAAATGGGTATCAAACTGCCTAATCGATGAATATCTCAATGTCATGAATGACGTAACCGACCCTGATGAACTCGCAAAGATTGAACGACACATCCCGAATTTTTTTCAGCATTTGAGAAAAATGATGTTCGAATCAATGACAGAGCATATCTTCGTCGAAGATGAAATTCGTTACAAACAAACTGAAGGTCAG